GTGGGGGTTTCCACCTGCCGTAGGAGGGGGTGCGATATGAGGCTGTGTTAAGACACAGATCGAGGTGGGCGAAGGTGGGGCTCACTACCAAGCAACTCATAAAATACTGCATGCGGGATAGACTCACGTTCCCCGGCTGTGGTGGTTTTATGTTTATTTGAAGTCCTTTGCAGGCAATGGGTGTGCGATATACCTGGTCAGTTGGTTACACGACTGGCCCTTGAATGTTCGTAAAAACAGGAAAAATGGAGTCCGTAACGGGACTATACGTTACTACTTCTTCACAGGAATGTGGAGTTGCTCGACTGGGCAGAGAATCAGCATATGTTGGGGGTGCAAAAACACACCTTGACGCAAAATGGGTTTTGAAGTGGGTATGGGGATTTTTAATGTTGGGATGGTGCCAAACTGCGGTAGCTTTTAAAGCTGACGCAATTATTACACCAGTTAGGGCGTTGCTTCCTGAGTTAAGGAAGCTTGCGTTCTTTGGTGTGGAGCTTATCTGGTGGTTTGATACGCTCGTGTATGATATATCATGCTATATTGCATATAGCATTGTGTTTAGGCAGTTAGATGTCATGTTTCTGACATTTTCAGTGTTCTATACAGCGATAGTTATCGCAGATAGAAAAGAGTGGAAGAAATATAGGACCATCCTCCGGGGTGTAATGGTGTATATATTTTGGTTTGCCAATGGTTATTTAAGGAACTATTGGTGGTATGTACATGTGACACGGTTATGTCAGTGTTTTGTATTGTGGCGTATGTTTGGTAAGGGTTTTTCCTCTGATAATGCAGGGGATGGTCCACCTTTCATACAGAAAGGTAAGCAGTTCAAACACAACTTTGGGAAGACAAAGACTCAGTTCGGACCAAAGGTGTGTAAGTTTTTTAACACACCTGAGGGTTGTCACCCAAAGAATGGAGGTGCGTGCAAGTTGCCGCATATACTCCCGTGTGAGGAGAAGAAGGAGCCGGTAGAGTGTGGTGAATGCACACTTGAGGAGGAGGAGAAACCCCACGTTTTTGAGGAGGAGACAGGTTTTGTGTACTACACATTACCTCCTCTCACGTGGTGGTTGTGGTCTGTTCTCACTCTGTTCTGGCTCTTCGACAACATGCTTGTTATCACCAAGCGTGTTGTGAGTTTCACGTCCACTACAATGCAAATTGAGTGGGGAGTGCAGGAGGAAGATGTGTTGTACGAGTACATCCATAGTTTGGATGAATGGTACACACGAGTTAAAACAGGAATGGAGACGTTCTATGATGTCGATGGTGAACACGTTGTCGAGCCCATAACCCAGGCTATGCGGCAGCGCGTCGATTTTCATAGGTTTGCGAAATACAATTATCGCAGACAAGTTGTATTCTATCCAGAGTTGTACAAAGAATTGCTGAAATGTGTTTCATATTCAAACTCTGACCGCATAATGAACACGTTGCGGCATGAGATGAAAGCATACTACCAGATACTCGATAATGAGAAGGTGGAAAGCACAATCAGCAAGTTCAAGAACTATCTGGAAGAACTCGAGCTCCGGGGACAGTTGCACCCCGGAAGCAGTAAGTTGGCCATAACATAGGTACTCCGCCGGGGTGCCTATGGATGGTCCCCTGTTGGCGTATATAGGCTTGGCCTATCCACTTGCACTGTAGACAAAGAATTCGAATGGAACAACAAATTTGTTGTTAAACGTGGAAAAGAATTCTTTACCGATAACGGGTTTCTTAAATTCCCGGGTGTGCCTCCAAAGAAACCTGATGGAGGGTACAGGACTGTATTTGGTCCTGTGTTCTGGCACCCTAGCGTGATATATGAGAGGAGTGATATTAATGCGGGTTTGGCCTTGACGAGGCAAACCGCAGTCCGGAATTCCATTGAAGAGGATGCACGCCTGGCCACAAACCAGGAACAAACGTGTCAATCCTCTAGGGTGTTGAGTGTTATCGTTTCCATAATATCCTTGAGAATAAAGAAGTCTTTCGCTGATGTGAACTTCGAGTCTCTCAAGAATATGTATATGGAGGCGACCCATAAGAAACGGCCTGCTCGTGTTCAAGCACGAGATGAGGTCGATATGATGGGTAAGCTACACCACCTGTGGGATTTTTTGAAGACCTTTAATGTGAGTGGGTGTGTGAAAGCCATGGAGTGGGCGAAGTGGGCTAAAGTCCCACGTTTGTTCGTCTCGTGTGGTGAGTATTCTATCCTTGCAGCAGGTCATGTCATGGACATTATCAAAAGTTGTTATGGTATTGTTGAGGTTGATGGATGTCAGGCCGAATTCATCAAGGAGCCAAGCCAGGAGAACATAAAACATGTGTTCTCTGAGCTGATATATGGCACTCAAAATATCTATATGGCTTACTTCTCGGATGACAGTTGTGTCGCTATAACCACCAAAGAAGGTTGTAGGTATATGTGCAACATGGACATAAAGGGGTGTGACAGTAGTCACACACAATCGATATTCACGCTGATGCTTCAGCTTGTTGAGTCGGTTCCCTGGGTCCATGAGTGCATTAGATGGGCTATTAAACAATGTGAAGCCCCAATTGTCATTAAGTCGTATTCGTTGTTCAGGGATCTAGTTGTTATCCTTGAACCGGTTGCGCCAGTGTTGTATTCAGGTAGTGTATTAACCACCGCTATCAATAACAATGCTGAGTTAGTTATGTTCTCTTCTATGGTCGATCGGTATAATGCTGAAGGCCCACCCAAATACTCGGACTGTCGCGCTTTCATTAGAGAGTGTGCCGAGATCTCTGGATACAATGTCACCATAGAAGGTGACGAATGTCCAGAGCAGTTACAGTTTCTGAAGCATTCACCATCCATAGAGGATGGTGATATAAAGCCATTCCTTAATCTTGGAGTGGTGCTCAGAATGTTTGGTTCGTGTTTTGGAGATTTGCCAGGACGCGGGCCATGGGAGAGGAGAGCATGGTTGTGGAACCGCGGCTTGGTCATGGGTTTGGTTCACTCTGGCTTGGATGCGTTTCTACATGGAGTACGGGATTTTTATGATGTTGCAGGGCAACACACAGTCTCAAAAGATTTGAGTACCCGTTTGGGGAAAATATTTGATGAGAGGCTTGTGTGTGGTTCTGTGGGTGCATCGGGAGAATCCATTGCACGAAGATATGGGCTTGAGTATTGGGAGATTGCAGAGTTATTTGATATGCTCTGCACCCATGAAACAGGACGCGTGATTGAAACACGTGCCACCCGAGTCATCTTCGACATGGATTACGGATATAAATTCACGGCCCACTAACGAAG